AACTTCATCTTCTCGTGACTGTAGTATATGATTTTCTGTTTCTAGCATATTAGTATATAGATACATTTGATTTATGTTTCCTATAAGATTTGCTATTTGTTTTTTTTTCGCACCTGTAGATTTCTCGTATGCTTCCTTTAGAAAGTAACCTATCATATTAAAATTACTTTCATATACTTACTTCTGTACTATAGTCATTGTTGTATAATTAAATAAGATATTGTAGCTATAACAAATATTATTGCTGCAAGTTCTAATGTCTTATAACATTCTTCGTGTTTTTTTGGGTCACGCCCTTGATTACTTCGATACTGTCTTTGTTTTTTCATTTTAATATTCCGATATTATTTCTAAATTAGTTTTATCTTTTATTCTAAAAAATTGCATTTTATTTTCTTTCATCCATTTATCACATTCTTCAATGTTATATATTTTAGTATAACCAATACTCCTATTAGGTATTCCTAATTTATCATATTTTCTAATGGTATTAATTGATAAATCGTATCTCAAAGCAATTACCCTTCTTGATACATACCATTTATTAGAACTTTGATGATACATTTTAAATATCTGATTTTTCCACCAACTATATTTTAAAACTGTTTTTTTTTGATTATAATCGTCTATATGAAATGGTTTAATATTTTTTTCACAATGAGGACATATTAAATTATTTCTTGTATTCATATTTATTTGTTTTTAAATTGAGTTGAGCATACAGCTAGTCGCTGTTCTTTGTCAGGGTATTCATTTACCATTATTTTATCTGACATACATCTTACAATAAAATCTTTTCTTGATTCGTTTGCTTTTGGTTTTGGTATAGGCATAATTAACAATTTTTGATAAATATATAAAATTATTCTGGAACGACAATACTAGCCATTGATTCGTTTAATAAATATACTTTCTTTAATACTTTTTTCTTTGTCCATAGTGTAGTGTCAGGACAATATAATTCTTTAACTACTGGCATCTCTAAATAGTTTAACCAAAATAAATATGTCGCTTTAGGGTCTGCTACTAAATATAGCTTTACTATTTCTTCATCCATCTTCATTAGTGCATCGTACTTGTCTTTTTCTAATAACTTGTCTGAATAATATTTATTTCTAAATTTCATTTCAATTACGCACTCGTGACCTTTAGGCGTTAAACCTTTTGCGTCATAATGTTCAAAGCCACCTCCTGACCATTCAAGTTGCCAATCCTGAAACTCATTCATAAACGTAACTACGGTCTGCTCAAACTTATGTATTCTTTCTATATCCAAGCTCGTATAATTCGTTTATTTGTTTAATCCAGTTATTCCATTGTTTCGGACTGCATCCGCAAGGTAAATAAAACTTGTGAGCGAAATACTTACTATGTATAGTTGCAATTAGTTCTTGTTCTTTACGACTGATTTTATTACTCTTTACAGCTTTGAACTCTGTCCACTTGTCGTATTCTTCTTTATTTAGTTTCTGTTCCATCTCTTGTGATTCCATTTAAATAGTTTTTACGTTTTTCACATCCGCAATCTTCATAGCCAAGTTTATTAGCTATCCAAGTTGCTATAGCTTTGCCCTTACCTAAAGTAATGACATTTATTATTGTTTCTAATTTATCGCCTAGTTTCATTTCTTTTTTCTATATTTTTCTAACATATGCTGTGGAACATAATTTGACTTTTTATTAGTTCTTCCATTCCAACTATATATTTGCTGAAACTCCGAACACGGTATAAATCTTACTTTTTTGTTTTTCATAATATTTCTTTTATCGGAATACAAATACCTTTACTAGTATTATTATCGCCTCCTCTTTTATCAAATTTAGTTCCTATATATTTTCTGCAAATATCTTTTAGTTTATCTGTTGCTATCAGTATTATTTTTTCTTTGCTTAATACAAATGCGTACCAGTCGCTTTGTGTTGTAGCAATTCCACTTGGTTTGTTTCTTGATTCATATTCAATATATATATTACCAGTATCTTTAAATTGTAAATCTGTTTTAACTTCTATTTTTTTATTAGCTAATATATCGTTTAAATACTTTTCGCCTAACTGACCTAATTGTAAATCATATTTAAAATCGCTATTAAAATTCATAAATGCTCTTTTAGTTTTTGTTTTACTTTATTATAAGTATTGTATAATGAATAATAACTTATATCGCTCTTTCTTGATAGTTCGCTTATTGATTCTCCAGAGTTTATAATGTCAAATACTTTTGCATCATACCAACGCATCTCTTTCAATACCTTTTGTATTTTACTATATGCTTCTTCATAATTCGCATTATCGTCTTGTGATATATCTATTCCTTCAAGCTCAACTAATTTTACTTTACATTTTTTTCTCATTAAATCAACCCATAAACCCTTTAGTATTCTAAATACATAATAATAGTTTACATCTTCTTCATAACTAAAATCAATTCCTTTTTGTTGATTCTTAATTAATAACAAATACATTTCTTGTACTATATCTTCTACTTCAGTTTGTTTTAAACTTCCAAATGTAGATACTATATCAATCCATCTATCGTGTTTCTGATATGCTATTTCTACTAGTGTTTTCAAAATGGTAAATTCATTTGTTCTATTATTGTACTGTTTATTGCTTGACTTTCTCCTATCTTAAATCCTACATTATTTATAATAGATTTAATTTTTATAGGTGCGTCTATTGGTGTAGGTCGTCCTCCTGTATCAATCTCTTTAACTTTTCTAACGTGTATCATTGAATACATCCAGTCAGTAGGATGCTGAATATACCTATGAATACAAATAAAGTCATCTGCTCTATTAACAAACTTACCGCCTCCTTCTACATCACTAGCCATAGGTGGTATAGGGTGTCCTGCATAATCTTCATTTTGATTATGCTTTTTTCTTAATGCTTCTGTAGCTGCGTGAGTACATAACCATATTGCTACATTATACTTTTTACAGAATACTCTAAATTCTGACGTAGCTTGATAATCGTAATCGTGACCTGAAATACCTTTTAACGTATCTCTGTCTTTGACTAGAGAATTATAAGGGTCAATTAAAAATCCGTCAAAGTGCCAAGCATCTTTAATAACAGTAGCCAAGTCAATAAGCGACCTATAAGTATGCAGCTCGTTACAATCAATAAATTTAAAGTGATTAAATATGAACTCTTGGTGTTTAGTAAATTCTTCATCTGATATTTTGTTTATAGGTTTGACTGACATAAATTCAATAAGTTTCTTAATAATACTATAAGGTTCGTTCTCACTAGAAAATACAAGCCACTTAATATTATGCTTTATTGAATATAATAACATAAAAAATAAAGTGACTGTAGTTTTGCCTGAATTGGCGTGTCCTAGTATAATATTAAAATTCCCAAACTTAAACCTAAAATATTGGTCTATATCTGGGAATCCTAAAGACAATCCTTCTTTGACTTTGCCAGTCCTGATATCGTGTATCTTACTTATCTGGTCATCAAAATTAATCAGCATCTTTTTCGGTATCTCTAACTAAAATTAATAAAATTAAATAACCTACTAAATCATATAACGTATCTTCTGTCTTGTCATTAATGCCCTTGTTTTTTATTCTCATTAGCTTGTCGTCTAGTCGAGCTTTAATCGCTTCTTCTGCTCCTAGCTTTGAAAATATATTCACAGGGTCTTGTGCAGTATTGCCATATGCTTTGTTTTTAGCTAATAGCAATTCAGTTAAATGGTTAGTTATTTGTCGTATCTGTTGCTCCATTAAAAAGGTAAATCTTGTACTACTTCTCTATCTGGATTATGTTGTGCATTTGTCACAGCTTCTTTTACTTCTTTTACTATAGGAGTGTTAGATTCTATTCTCCATCCTACAATACTATTAAAGTACTTTACTTCGCCCTGCGGACTTGTCCACTCTCGACCTCTTAAGTTTATATCAATACTTACAGTATCGCCTACATTGTACTCGTCTAATAAGTATGTTTTTTCTTTTGTAAAGTCAAGTTGTAAAGTTTGTGGGTACTGGTCATCAGTTGTTAATACTAATGGTCTTACTCTAAAGTTATTTGCAAACTCTTTTGTTTCTCCTATTGATTTTATCGTTCCTGTTAATTTCATTTTAATATCTCGTTAAATTGGTTAGTAAATTGTTCTACTTCGTCTAGTTTAATTTTACCAGAACTTGCTAATTCTATAGCTCCTTTAAATGCTACTTGTCTTAAAATACTATTATGAGTATCATTTGCTCTTACAGGTTTGTCTTGTAAGTAAACAAGTTTAGCAGTTCCGTATTCTTCGTTAGTTATTTCGTAATCAATAACATCGCCTACTTTCTTTTTAAATTCTCCTTTTGAAAGAAAAGTATAAGCGTTACCATTTGCGAGAAAGACCTCGCTTTTTGTGAAAGTACCGTGTTTTAGTTGTGCAGTACCTTTTGACCTAATGTCTGTAATTTTACTTTGCATAGTTAAATATAATTAATTTTTTGTTTCTAAATAATTCTCTGTTTCTAGTTCTTCTAAAATTTCGTTCTTTGCGTGAAGTAATCTGTTTTTAATTTTTAAGTTTTCGATTTCTTCATTTTGTTTAGCAACGTGTTTAGTCAAGAAATTTATTCTATTATGTAGACGTTCAATTTCTTTGTTAAATTCTTCTTTACTTAAGTGTAGTGTCATTGTAAGTTTTTAAGTGAGTTAATTCTATCATTGTAGCTATTGTATCTAAATAAGTTTCTTCAGATACATCTCCTGACTTATATAACCTAGTAACGTGTTCTAGTAACTTATAGTCAGATTCAATTAAAAGTTTTTGTAATCTATTCATAGTAAATGTTTTATTTTTTACTAAACTAATTAAAAAAAGTTAATAAATCAAGTGTTTATAAAAAAAAAAGGGGAAAAATTAATCTCCCCTCTTAAAAACAAAACACTTACCGAATATTTAGGTTATAAAACCTATTAGATAAGAATTTACAAAGATAGTCGTTTATTCTCTATTTCCAACTTATTTTTAAAGTATTCCACTTTTTCGTTCAGGTCAGTCATACTAAACTTTACTACTTCTTTTGACTTATTATAAAGTCGTTTAGAAAGACCTTTTGACTTTTTATCTAATGCTAAACTAAACTGATACTGACGACCATATCTAAAACGATTACAGTATTGACATTGAGCAGCTACGTTTCTTTCGTCCCAACGTACCGACATTTCTTTGCGAGATATAAAATGACCTGCGTCTAATTCGTTCCACTTAAACTCTCTTTGACAAGTTATACATTTACAGAAACCTTTTTTATCTGCATCTCTTTTGCGTATGTATTCGCTAAATATTCTGTCTAGTTTGTTTATAAGACCTTTACGACTAATCTTTCTCATTTGTCCATTGCTCTTAAAAACTGGTCGCCTGTTGCTTTGTCAAGAGTTTTAATAGCTAGATATATTTGTCTACTTTGTTTCTTAACTTCTAGTTTTTCTTTTTTTGTACTGTCACTACCTAAATTAGCATATAACGTAGAATCCAATTCTAGCAACCTATCTATTTTGCCTTTGTCACTTACTCTTTTATAATTAAGTATTTTGTCTATCATAAATGTTAACATATTGTCAAATATATAAAATTAGAATTAAAAGAAAAGAAAGAAAAAGGACAAAAAGAAAGAAAAGAAAAAGTCCCCCTAGAAAAACAAAATTCAAATTTATCTGTTCCAACAAGCGTCCATCTTTATTAGGGTCTTGAAGTTTAGCTATAAGCGAAAACAAATATATAAATTATTTTGAATACGCTTTGTATAGCATAAATTTTACTAATACAATTAAAAGTATTATTGTCCATACGTTTGGGTGTGCTTCTCCGCACATTCCTAAAAAATGTTCTATTGCGTTCATATTATTTACCTTGACCTTTATATCTTTTCAAATAGTTTTTTGATGCTTTTACTTTAGAAGATTTAGATTTAGCGTGTATGCCTTTCCTTTTGCGCTTATTTGACTTGTATATATTTACTACTAGCTTTGCCATTATTGTTTTCTTACTTTTTCAATACTACGCCCACCGAAATAAGCACCTATTACAGTAATTAAAACGAGTTGTAATAAGTCAGTCCATTTTTCTTCTACATTGAATTTTAAAGAACCTGAATCTATAAATACCATCAATACAGTAGTAACTATTAAAAATACTAACACTAAAGGTCTAACAGAACGAGTAAGCCAGTTTCCGTGTTCTAAATCTGCTTTCCATCTTTCAGTAACATTATGCTGCATATCTTGTTCAGCTTTTATAAATACTTCTGTCATCTCTTTTTCAAATCTTGATTTTTCTTCTTTACTAAAAGTATGCTTGTCAATTATTCCAGATATTTTTTCTGCTACACCACCTGCAGCACCTCCAAAGATTTTAGCTAGTATTTCTTTCATTATGTTATATCAATGTATTTAGTTTTGCCGTCATCTCTAACAGCTTTTAATATCTTGTTTCTGTTTTTATCTTCACTAACATAAGAAACGTGTATCCAGTCAGGATTATCTTCATTACCAAACTCCCATATCATTTGGTCAAAATCTAAATTCTCCTTTATGTAATTAAACATCTCTTTATTTGTTTTGTGTCCGTATATATCGTCAATATCAATAGCACGTCCTTGACAATGTTGTGAGCGTGAAGAACCTCCTATAGCTTCATTTAAAGCTGTACTTCTGTAGAAGGAATTAATCTTTATAGGTCCTCCTACATATTCTCTTAAAGGTTCAAATACTTTTTCTGCTACTAACTTCATATTACTTAAACTATCTCCATTAGGCGTATTATCTATACCTAATCGTAAAGCTGTAACGCTTTTAGTTGCTTCTTTTTCAGATATATGCTTACTAATCATTTGTTGCTACTCTTGTATATTTAGAACTGTCTATTGCTTCTTGCATTTCTTCTACAGGTGCTTTTATTGTTAAAGAAATATCAGCATCCCATCTACCTACTAAACTGCTTCCTTTATATATAAATATAACAGGTACAGCTTTTATTTGACGCTTAATGCTTGGTTGTTGGTCTTCTAATAATGCTTTGATTATCCTTGCACCCTTAATCTGATTTAATTGCTTATAATCATTCCTAGAGTTCCAAGTACTATTAATATGTAGAACTGTATATTCTTGACTACTCGCTATAGCATATACAAACAACGCAATTAGGACAAATATCTGTTTCATTTCTGTATAATTTCATATAATTTCTCATCTATTTTATCTAACTTATCGCTGTTTTCCTCAACTTGCTTTGCTGTATTTTCGATTGTTTCACGGATTAACTGGTCTTTCAAATCGTATTCAGTTCGTGATATGCTAGGTTCTGGAAGTAGTTTAGCTTCTTCTATACCTGCGTTTAGGTCGGTGTACATTAAAGCAAGTGAAACAGCCCCTGCTATTACGATACCAATGGTTCTTAAATCCAGCGTTAGCTTTGTGTTTTCACTTACTTCGTTTTTCATAATATTAACTTTTATTTTCTTCTTTAATTTCTTCATAAGAACCATCTTCCAAGTTGATATTTATTTTACCATACTTTTCTTCTAGCTCTTTTTTAAACTTATTTTCTTCCTCTTGAAGACCTGCCCACAAATGTAGTAATCCGTGTTTCTGTACTTCAAGCTGTCCCAAGTCGTGCTTAATAGCAGCGAACTTCTTTTGTGATTCTTGTAATGATTCTAATTCTTCTTTTTTTATTTTACTCATAATATTAAATTTATATTCAAATATAATTAATCCCAGTCAGGTCTTAATGTCTCATCTACTGGGTTTATTTGTAATTCAATTTGATTATCTAAATTTGTTTTCATTGCTTCAACATCTAATCCTGCTTCTAACCATCCGACTACATCGTCTTTTTCTAGGTCAGCATAAGGAATAAAGTTGTCTGGGTCATAAGTCACACCTAACGTACCTATTGAACTTGCTGTGTGTTCTCCTGATTCGTCTTGTGCAATATAACTCCAATGTACTGTGTAGATAACATCGCTATTATCTCCGTCTTGAATTTTTGCGTCTAACGCATTAATTTTCCAATTATAAGTATTTGCCATAATTAATTATTTTCTAAAGTTTCTATTCTTGCCCTTAAGCTATCGTTATCTGCTTTTAATTCTTGTATTGCTTTCATTAAAGCATACATCATATCTGTTGTGTAAACACTCTTTAAAGGTATCCCATCTTCTGGTGTTTCCCCAAAACCTTCTGGGTTTACAAGTTCTGGTGCAATAGCTTCAACTTCTTGTGCAATAACTCCAAGATTTTTTTCAGTTCCTTCTGGCTCATCTTTGTAATTGAATAACCTAACAGGTATTGAACAAATTTTGTCTAAATAATTACCAGATAATTCTATATTAGTTTTTACTCTTTCATCAGATAAGTTAACATTATTCGCTGAATAATTATAAATACCTCCATTATTAGTTATATAAAATCTAAAGCCATTATAAGTAGCATTTGTATTATAGTGATGGAAATTACTCACACCAGTTGCACTTGAGGAATTTACTGTTAATCCAAAATATGGAGCTGTTGCAGAATCAATATATTTAAAACCTACGCCAGTACTTAAAGCCGAGTCAGTAGTACCAAATAAAACGTGCCCTCCAGATGTTATACGCATTCTTTCTTCATTAGCTGATGTTGAATGGAATCTTAATGCACCATTAGAATTTCCATTATCATAATCAATTCTACCATTAGTTTGTGCTAAAATAATATCATCAGATATTTTCATTTTACCAACAACATCTAATTTCTCATCAGGCGATGTCGTTCCAATTCCTACGTTTCCAGCAGCATCAATGTCCATTAAAGATGCACCAGAGTTTCCATTTCTAAAACTTAAAGTTGTTGTGGAATTTACATTTGATTTTCCGATACTAAAATCATATCCTGGTGTTGAACTAAAAAAGATACCGCCAAAAGTTGTATTAGATGCTGTTGCTTGTGAATTTCTTAATGTCAAAATTGCTCCACTTGTTGCCACAGGAGTATCTTTAACGTGTAATTTACTTGTAGGACTTGTTTCTCCAATTCCTACGTTTTCTGAACTATCTATGGTTAAAGCCGTTGTAGTTGAACTCCCATTATAATGGTCGCAAATAAAATTATTACTTGCATCTCGCCTCCATCTCCAATAATCATTATTTGCAGTATTAGTCCAATATATTTCTGCATCATCTACTTGAACTTGCACATAGTTTGATGAATTTATATTTGTACCAGAAATTGTACCTGCAAAAGTTGCGTTTTGTGAGGTATCTAAAGTTAAAGCAGTTGTGTTATTTGTTTTAATAATTAATGGAAAAGAATTGCTTGTTGTTAATAACCCCTCAGTATCAGTAGCACCTAAATAAACTTGTGCTCCACTTGTTCTATCAATGTGCATATAAAGATTTCCAGAATCTTTTAAAGTTAATTTTTGGTCAGGAGCACCCCCAATTCCTACATTTGTTCCGTCATCATAAATAATACTATTAGTAATTGTATCTGTATCGCTCCATTTTGCTACATAATTAGCCGTACCTGAACCATCTACCCCTGAAATATCTGATAAATCTTGCCAATCCGTTCCTGTACCTGTAGATACTAATACTTGGTCTGCTGTACCTGATGAATTATTTGAATCTAAAAATGCTCCTGTTACATATAAATCTCCTTGTATTTCTGTATCTAAATAAGCAACTATACCATTATAATTAACAGAAAATCTTGTAAATCCATCTGGTTTAAAATTTATAAAATTATCAGCTATAGATAATCTTTCTTCTCCTGCCGTAGACATTTTTAAACTTACTCCACTTAAAAAAATACCTGTATCACTATCATTAGTAAAAGTTAATGCAGGATTTGTTTCGCTTCCATTTGGTAAAAATATTTGGTCTGAAGTACTAACTATTAAATCAGTACCTCCTGTTGTATTCCCATTAGCAAGTATTTCTGCTAAAGTATCTTGACCTTCAACTAAACCATCTACATATCCTTTACTTGCAGCATCAGTATCAGCTACAGGCGTTGCGGGTATTGTAACTTGTCCTGTAAAACTACCCGTTCCTGTAACTTCTATTCCATTTGTTGTAGTCGTTAGCTTTTCAGAGTTTTGATAATATAACCTAATACCCGAATCGCCACCTCTTAATAAACTCCCATTAGTATTGCTAAAGCTAAAATTCTCTGCGTCAATGTTTAAATTGTCACTAGCTTGAATCCTTAAAGTAATTCCGTTTGAATCATTAAATATTCTATTATTTGTGTTTCCGAAATATGCGACACCGACACTACTTGGTATCCCTGAATTTGTGCCTGTTGTTGGTAATGTAATATTCTCTGCATCTATGTCTAAAGCATCTAAATCGCCTATGACTAAATCTGCTTTAGTATATCCTGTTCCACTTGTATTTACTGTAGTCGTAGGTTGCTCCTCTAGGTTTCTAAATAGTTTAAATTTACTATCTCCCGTATCTCTAAATAAACCTGCATATAAAGTCGTTCCACTTGGTGCATATTTACCATACCATCCTATATCTACTGCATCTGTTGAAGTGTTATTACTTGCAACTTCAATTAACGGGTCTTCTACAGTTAGTGTTTGAGTATCTATTGTTGTTGTTGTTCCTTCTACTGTTAAATCTCCTGTTACAGTTAGATTGCCTCCTACTTTAGCATTTGAGTAAACGTGCAAATCATAAGTTGCTTCTGGCGTTACTCCTATTCCGATTTGTGTAGTAGAAATATATAAAGGTGTTCCATTACCTAAACCGTCTGTAATTTGTTTCGCTGAACTTCCTATTGCATCGTTATCAGATGCTTTTAGAAGCGCATCGTAAGTGTTTTTTATTTTCGTGCTTGTTAATGTCGCCATTATTCTTTTTTAAATACGTTAATAATCTTTTAATATTGACTTGCTTCGGTTTATATCTCATAATACCCACCCATTAAATAAACTGTCTTTGTCAGGACTTATATCTTCATTTGTATTAGAATTATATTCAGGAAAACTAGCTTGATTAAAAGTCATATAATCAATAAATCTTCTTGTATAGTATTCTGCAAATTCTCTTTCTTTATTTACTAAATAATCTACTTCACTCTTTGCTACCGTTTCTGCTGTTTCGCTAGTATGCTTGAATATGCCTCCATTCTTAATTTGATAAGCTGCAAAAGGCAAATAATCGACCATTGCAAAATGTATAAGCATTGGTTGTATATAAGTGTTTACTAGCGTCAAATAATCTCCTGTTAAACTGTCTGCTATAATATCTGCGCTTATTTTGTTATATAAATCGCTCCCTAGATAGTTTCTTATATGTATTTCCTGCGCTATCTTTATATACTGAATAAACTTGTCTATATCTACATTTCCGTCTATTATAGAGTTTCTTTTGAGCGTTACTGGTTTTATAAATAATGCTGTTGCCATATCTTATTTAAAATTTGGGTGATGTCCGTTATTAGGCATATCTTTAGGTGCTATCTTTGCTTTCTTATGTCCTGCAGGAGTTGGCGCATAAGATTTAGGTATGCTATTCACTTCATCATAATTTTGTATTTTTTTCTTCATTGTTTTAGATTTTAACCTATACAATACCTCACTCCAATAATGACCGCAATTCACACCACCTTTATATTTGAATAAATCATAAGATTTGCCTTTATGTCCAAATGACTTATTCACTCCTGCTCTACTTGCTTTGTCAATATCTTCTATTCTGTATACGACACCTCGACCACTTCTTGACATCATAATTCTACAGAATTGTCTTGATTTACCAGAAGAATATTTTTCATTGTATCGGTATCTCACTTTATATAGAGATTTATCTAAATAACTAAAACCTGACTTTTTAGAATCTATACTTTTCTTTTCTAAATTCTCTTGCTTTGATTCTATTAATCTTGCAGCCCATTCTTCTTCACTTTCGTTTTCTTCTTTATACTCTCTTGCATCTACTTCTTCCCATCTATTAGAAATAGTTTCGCCTCTTAATTCATCTAGTATAATATCAAATTCTTCATCTGTTAAATCTTTACTTAACTTTACTCCTGTTTCTTCTTCTCTTGTTTCTTCATCTTCTACATTGTCTAAATCAGTAAATTCAAGCGGTTGAAGCGTTTTAAAGTATAAATGCAACGAGATATTATTAAAAGCAAGTATTTGGTCAAAAGCATCAATTAAAAGCGTCTGAAACGGTCTAATTACTGTATTGTCCATTAATAGAGTTGCTGTTTTTAATTCGTCTGCATTGTTTCCTAAACCTGACTGGTCTTTGATACCTAAAAGCATAGGAGAAACAACTCTGTGAGCTACCATTATCTTTTTTGTACTTTCTTCACTTAAGAATTGGTATTGTTGGTGTGCGTCTGATAATTGTACAGGTTCTATTGATGCTGCAGTTTCAGCATTGTCATTAAAAGCTAATATGAACTTACCCGCATTACTTGACCCACTAAACTTTTGGTATATTCTTTGCTCGATTAATTCTCTCTCCTCTGCGTTAGGCGTTCCATTATTAAAATTAATCAACATTGAAGGCGACATACCATTCATAATGTTGTTTAAATGGAAATTACTTATTTCTTCTTCTAATTCTGCGTATTGTAACCCTCCTTGATAATCTACAGGAGAATAATAATAAAATCCTGACTTATAAGGTTTGACATATAAAATCTCTATAGATTCTTTAGACATACCAAATGCAGGTATTCTTAAAGGTTTGTCATTAGGTTTAATTGATGTCCAGTCCTTAAAATAAAAGTATGCTTCTACATCCCCGTCACTATTCGCCTTTTCAGCTCTTAATGTTTCTACTGGCATATGCTCTACTTGTGCTATCTTACTTCTGTCTTTGCTATAAATTACTTGTATCGCACATTGACCCATAAGTTTTAAATCATAAGCAAGTTTTCTAACACAGTCATTGTGAAATAAACTTACCATTTGTGCATATTGGTCTGGTTTTCTATTTGAATCTGTAGCGTCTAAACCTTTTCCAAATATCATAGCAGATATACCATTTATAACTGCATTGTTTGTAGGCGAACCATTATATCTGTCAATTAAGTATTGAAAGTAATTGTTGTCATCGCCATAAGATACCCACTCCTTATTCTTAACTTCTTTGATTTTAGGACTTGTATAGGTACTTAAATTTACTACTCTTAAATCGTTCATATTATTATGTAATCGTTATCGTGTGAACCTGACGTGTCATCAAAATCATATTGACCATTATTTATATCGTAATAGTCGTTATTGTCTTGATTAATTGTCTGGTCTGTACAAAATATTTTGTCTTTATAATAAATTAGCGTATCTACTAATCTATTTCTAACTTCCATTGTATAGAAACGCCCTTCCTTTAATACAGGGTCAAACGTAACTTGCAACTGTCTATAATTATCGGATGCTGCTGCTGTTACTTCGCCATTAAATACTTCTTCATTTGCAGCTTCGTCTTTTACTATTAATTTGTAACTAGATGAAAAAGCTCTAGGTATAATGTCAATAGTTTGTTGTGAAGCACTTGTCGTTAATATCTTCATATTTATATATCGAAATAATAACGCTATTTTGTACTATATATAAAAAAAAAGAGGTCATATAGACCCCTTTCTTTGCATTTAAAAGTTTCTACTATCCGTTATTAGGAGTTGCAGGTGTAATTTGAGTTGCACTTGCGTTATCCGTTACGTCAGTTGAATCTGCTAGGAACGCAGGAGCAGAAATCTCTTGCGCTGTTAATGTTATTGAGAACTGTGAAGCATCTCCCATCGCAGCACCACTAGAGAAAGTTCCTCCAGTTACTTCGCATCCGTGTTCTCTACCTAACAAGAAGAAGTTTCCGTTATAATCTTCTACTACTACTTGAGGTCTACCTAAAGCAATAATTTTTAATTCTTCTTGTGTCGCACTATCTAATAATTGTAGTGTCATATTTAAGTTCGATTCAAAGAAAGTCGTACCGTTCTCTCTTGAACTGTTTACTGTAGTTTCTAAAGATGAATTTCCTTTTAAGTCATATTGATAAAAAGTTGGTGTTCCACCTATATCTACTTTTTCAGCGTCAGTTGCATTATCAGTAACAGTTAATCCATAGTCAGCAAAATATACTGTCTTTAGACCTCCTACTGAAGATTTACAAGGTATCGCTCTTCCTGTTGTTAATGTACAAGCCATATTTTATTCTTTTTTAAAAAAAAAAGGTAGGTAGTCAAAACCCACCTACCCTTTCTTTAGTTATACTTATTTATTTATTATGCTAGAGTTAATAAAGCTAAATCTGAACCGATGCCATATTGAACACCTGCTGTAAATCTCATTACTACTCTTACATTTTGACTTCCGTCAAGGTCAGCCATATCTAATAATTTAACTTCGTTATGGTCAGATAATAGACCAGTACCGAAATATAAGTTAGATTTTTGACCTGCTACGATATGGTCAGAAGGCATACCTGGTGCTAATACAACTTCAATTCCATCGAAAGAAAGTGCATTACCTTGATTATACCATAAACCACCTCTGTTATCAACACCCGCAGCACCAACACCACCTGAAGCAAATCCGCCTAATTGTCTAATGTATGATTGCCAAGCGATAGTTGGAACATAAATTTTTAAATCTTCTTTTCCGTAAACTGCTGAAGGTAACGCATCAACAACATTCTCTAATAAAGTAATGATGTTAGAAGAACTAAAAGCAGTTTCACCACCGTTAGCAGCATCGTTTACGTCTGCATCTGCAGCAGCTAATACTGTGATACCGTCAAATTCTCCTGCGTTTCCGTTAACACCACCCCAGATGTTTTGCTCGTTTTTCTCTGCTACTAATCCTGCAACGTGTCCGATTAAGAAATCAGAAAACTTTGGTGGAAATTCGCTATATGCGCTATACCCCATAGAAATTGCTTCCCAGTCAGATACGAAATCTTTTTTACAAAGCTCAAGGTTTACTTGGAACTCCTCTGGTTGTAGGATTCTTTCAGTCAACGTTACTGTTGCTGTGTCTGTGAAATCACAAGTAGCGTCTTTGATTACGTTAGAATCAGTTGCTACTTTTTTGATTACATCTTTGTACTTAACATTCGGTTTAATCTCGATGTTACCGTTTTCTAATGTAGGTGAACTTAAAAGGGCAGCAGAAATATACTTCCCTGAAAATTCGCCTGCATATGTACTAGTTATACTTACTGTAGTCGCCATAATTATTTATTTATTTTAAAAGTTTGCTATTTTTTGTAATACTCTATCTCTTGTACTTAAGTTTCTTTTTTGTGCGTACAAGTAATTTTGTTTTTTTGTTTCTCCTTCTGGATTGTGCTTAATAGGTTCAGCAGCAGGTTTAGATAATTCTTCTTTTACTGCTTCTTCTACTTTCTCTTGCTCTGATAACATAGTAGTCATTGCAAGTCCGATTTCTTCTGCTGTTTCTTGGTCTTTTAACTCAAGTTTAGCTTTTAAATCTTCAATGATAGCTTTTAGTTCAGATACTTCGTCTTTAGATGCGTATACTTCTTCTTTCATTTCTTCTTCTTCTGAAGTAGCTTCTTCTTCTTCTACTTCTTCTTCCATTTCTTTGATGTCAGAAATAATACCTTCTTCAACGACAAGAATTTTACCATCTTCAAGTGAATACTCTCCTGAAGGTACTGGTACTTTCTCATCTTCTGTAACTATAAAAACTTCATTATCTTTTTCAAACGCCTCTGCTTCTAAAACAGTTCCGTTTTCTAATTTCATTTGCTCAAGTTTAACTTCTTCTGAAAGTTCCACTCCTAACAAATTTTTTACTTGATTTAACATTTCTGTAGCTTTCATATATATATATCGTTTAAGGTTATTTATTTTGCATTTTTATAATACTCTAAAACTTTTCATATCAACGCCTAATACATCGATTTCATCCATTACTTGCTCTAATCTTGAATAACCTTCTATATTATTAGGAGATATACCTAATGCCTTTGCAGATTGAGCAGCATTTTGTATAATTTTCGATGCTTTTGCATAGAGTTGGTCTGCGTTTTGAGCTTCTTTTTTTATTTTGCTCTCTAATTTTTCTGCATCTTTGAACTCTTTTTCTACTCTTTTTTTAGTATCAAGTCCAACATTTCTTAAACTCTTAAGTTCTTCAATAGCGTCGTTAATTCTTCTAGTAGAACCTTTGATGTCATCAACTATTGCTAAATCAACTTTTTGTGTTTCTAAATTTGTTTTATCTTCTTGAGATAATTTTTGATAGATTTTTTTTAATGTTCTTGTATCCATTTTTATTTAATTTTATGATGTTCTATATATGTTTCCTATTCCTTGTGCGTGTAACGAGCCATCGCAACATTCTATACTATAAGTGTTCGTGTCCCAACATAAACACGCTGTACGACCACCTTTTCTGCTTGATTTAGCAGGTATATAATTTACTTTTTGTCCTGTACTTGAATTACGCATAGCTTTGTGTTTTTTGTATAAAGTATATAATGTCCCAAACTTGTGCAGTTCCGCCTGTAGCAGTAATCTTCCATTGACTACCATTGCTTACAAAATCTTCTGTTGCATAATATTGAAATACTTGATGAAATTCGTGAGCAACATCATTACCTTTTGGAAATGGTATATCCACTCCTACTCTTTCATAAGGCGTACCATTAACAGAATCTAATTGTAATCTAATAAATGTTTGATTAGCATTTGCTGCTTGACATTTAAATACTACAGTTGCTACATATACATCGTTTTCATTATCTGCTAATACCTTTTCAGTTGTTGAATTATAATAATCAATACCTGTATAACTTCTATATACAGTTGCTCCATTATTTGGCAATACTACTTCTGTGTCTAATGCTAAAGATAATTTACTTTCTGACGTATATTCTCCATCATCGTATCTTGTCCATCCTAGACCAGAGCCAGTACCAGATTGAGGATGTAACTTAACCCACTCTCCATTATATACTGTCCATACGCCACTCTCTGTAGTAACAAATGCACCTTCTTCAATTTTATATTGATTTCTTATGACATCTGTATCGACATCTACTTGTACTTTATATGAAGTGTTTTTTATCATTTTATTGGTATGCAATTAGGTACTTCTTTTCCGTCTTTTATTTTCGTTCCATACTGCTCGTACCCTGCTTGACAAGGTGCTTTCAGTTCGTGATACTCACAAGGCATATACCATATCTGTCCTTCAAAGTCGTGTTCGTGTACGCCCTCGCATCCTAAATCTATAGCTATCTCCTCTGCTCTTTCTTTTGATGAATATGCTAATCTGTCGTCTATAATTGCAAAGTCATCATTTACTTTCATTGATGCTAATTCTATTTCTCCTAATTCTTTTAGTTTAGATTTGCTCCATCTTAAACCTGCTTTGCCACCCCATAGTAAATATGAGATAGTTCCACACGCTTCTCTATCGCTTTCATTATAGTATTCTTCTGCTCTTGATAAATAAGAGTACATTCTCTTAATCGTTTCTTTTGAAATAGGTTTGCCTTGTGCTAATTGTTGCGCTCTAATCTTTCCTACATCTGTTGCGCATTTATTATTTACTTTCTTATTTAAGTCAATACCTCTTTTAGCATTATTTTTCACACCACTTGGATAGTCACTATAACTTTCCATTATCATTTTCTTTCCTTTCTTGTATCTCTTGTCATTTCTAATAATGCCTTTTACTTCTGACAATAATTCTTCTGCTTCAGCTTCTACATCTGCAAAGTCATTTATTTGCTCTTTAGGTCTTTCCATTTTGTCAGCAAAGTAACCCTCAATACTAAAACCTTTTACCTTTCCTGTCTTTACATACTCATTCCATATATCTTCATTGTTTACTTTTACCGCTCCCATCCAAGTACCTACAGGTAAATTCATATCATACTTTCTTGACTTATCGTGTACTTCATCTTCTATAATCCACGATTCTACTAAAGACAAACCTTGTAAAGAGTGCTGAT